ATGTTGCTGAAGAAAGTGATCCCCGCAATCCTGTTGTTATCCGTATGCGGCCAGGCGCTGGCGGCACAAATCATTACCGTCAGCCGCTTTGAGATCGGTAAAGAGAAGTGGCCGTTTAACCGTGAAGAGGTGATGCTGACCTGCGAGAAAGATGGTGCGATGTTTGCCATCAATCCGAGCACGCTGATGACATACCCCCTGAACGATATCGCCGACACACTGTTCAAAAACAAACAGGTGAAAGCGCAGCCGATCAGCGTGATTCAGGCCGAAGACAAAGCGCATCCGGGCCAGATGATGAGTCTGCAGCCGATTGTTGAGCGCACCCAGGCGCTGTGCGGTAAATAAACCTGTCGGGTGCAGCACCGCGCTGCGCCCAACCCCTCTTTTTTGCCGTTGCGATCACAAACTGATCCGGTTTATGGTCCTGCGCCTCCCGTTTGCTGGCAATTCCACCGTGCTGTTCTAATGTTAAATGGCAAGGCGACATCGCCTTCATAAATGCCAACTTTTAGCGCACGGCTCCTTGAGAGCCATTTCCCTGGACCGAATATAGGAATCGTATTCGGTCTTTTTTTGGTTGGCATTTAAAAACAGTAACTTACAATATAATCAATCATTTAAGCCCAACCCTGTTACCTTCTGTTCTACTCTGCTGGACTCTGAGTCGCCACTTTGTCGCCACTTTTCTTCGCCATCAACGCCAGCGGATTACAACGAATTGCATCCTCAAGATGGTCGGGCGCGAAGTGCGCATAACGCATCGTCACCCTGATGTCGGAATGCCCGAGAATACGCTGCAGTACTATGATATTTCCCCCGGCCATCATAAAGTGACTGGCAAAGCTATGGCGCAGTACATGGCTCATCTGGCCTTCTGGTAATTCAATGCCGGCCAGGCGAATGACCCGATAAAACTGGCGATAGCACTCTGCAAAAAAACGGCCTTCTTTGTCTTTTAATTCGTTATACAGGGCGTTATCGATGGGTACTGAGCGGTTCTTTTTGCCTTTGGTATTGATGAAGGTGATTTTGTTTGGAGACAATTGTGAGGCTTTAAGATTCGCGGCTTCACTCCACCGGCACCCGGTTGAAAGGCAGATTTTGATAATCAGCGTCAGATCAGGGTTATCGTGAACTTTGCAGGCAGCAAACAGCTTTTGTATCTGGGCTTCAGTTAACCATGCCATTTCTTTTTCTGGCTGATCAAACTCCCGTATATTTTTAAGTGGGTTGGGGTAGCTGATTTCGCCAAGCCGTTCCAGCTCATTGAAAAGAGCGCGAAGGAATGCATGTTCACAGTTAATGGTACCCGGTGAGACCTTTAACGATTTATCACTGGTTTTGTATCCATTCTGTATGAGGCCCTGTAAACGCCGATCCCGATAATGTGCCCAATCCTTCGAAGTGATAGAGGCAGCAATGGGGTTCCCCATGCCATTGCAAATAATATTGAGTTTGCCGAGTCGGCCTTTTCTGTCACTTAGCGAGCAACCGTGCAGTTTGTACCATAGCTCGATAAGTTCGCTAAGCTTGCGGTTATCCTCTTTCTCAGCCAGCCAGGGTTTAGCCTTCATTTCGTCCTGAGTGTATTGCTCAAAGGCAATGGCTTCGGCACGGGTCCTGAACTGTCGTCTCACTCGTTTACCATCCCTTCCATTGAGATAGCACTCGCAGAGCCACTTACCTGTATTTAATTTCCTTATTGCCATGCAGTCCCCCTTGATAAAAGGGGATTAAATTACTGTATATAAAAAACAGTATTCAATGTTTGATTATGGATTTTCAAACATGAAAAAGCCCGCTAAGCGGGCTAAATTAATGCAGAAGGGAAGCTTGCTGTTGGCTGGTGTAGAGTGGCACCTTATTGATTTGCCCAGGCGAGACAATCATTCCAGTCACGGTCTCGTGCGTTTTGAATGTGCAGCTGCAATTAATATTCTGGCACTGGTGATAACGTTCTTTTGTTTCTTTTGAAACATAGCGGCTGCTTTTTGCGTGGGCTGCTGTCTGGCATAAAGGGCAGTGCATCATCATCAATATCCTCAAAAAGGGCAGGGGAGAGCCACTTAGTTTGAATATGCAAATCGTGTTTTGCAAATTACACCCGAATTAAGCAGTTTCCGTTTCACCCTCTGTTTCTGACTGATATTCAATATCTGAAAGCAGAACTTCAAACTCAAGCGTGGTTGTATACCCGCTGCCGCTCAGACTATGCGTCACCTTACTGATAATCCACGGCTGCGCATCGATCACTGATTTAAAGCCGCTCACCCTGACCGGCGTCTCCGGGTACAGGTCGGCGCGGCCCATTGCGAGCGTGAGCGAGAACTCAGCGACGCCGCGCTGCAGCTTATCCCATTTCGCTTTAGCCGCCCGCATCGCGGCCGCTTTCGTCGCATACACGGTCGTCAGGGTGAATATGTTGTCTTCCGTGCCAGCCAGATAATCACCCTCTCTGGCCTCCGGCGTCTTGGTCGCGGTCGCCTTTTTCTTCTTCGCCGCCGGGTGCTCCAGCGCGCGCAGATGCTTTTCTTTCGGCTTGCGCTTTATCTTAACTTTCTTAGGCTTAGGGTCTTTGGTATGCAGCCAGCTTGCCGAGACGCCGGTGTATGCGCCACGGTCGGCAACGCTGAAGCTGTGCCGGTCGCCATCCTGCCGCGTAATCGTCATCTGCGGGATTGGCTTGCCGCTGGCGGTGACGCCGTTACCGGGCCGGATAAACAGAAGCCGCCCAGCCTTTACTGCCGCAACAGCGCCATAAAGCGTGGCGAGCCGCGTCAGGAATTTAGCGTCAGTCTCCTGCGTCTGGTCAATGTGAGCCACGGCAATTCCGGCGAACCCATCAGCCAGCATGGGCTTTAAGTTATTGCGCGCGGCTATCTGCGTCACGACTTCCCCCAGTGTGGTGTCGTGATAGGACACCTCCCGGCGGGAATTGAGCGAGCCACGGAAATCAGCACTGCGGGCGCGGATTGTCATGGTGTCCGGCACGCCGTGGTGCTCTACCTCATCCACCGTGAAATTACCTTTGCCGAAAAGCGTCTGGCCTTTCCAGCCGAGAAACAGCGTTATCACTGCGCCGCGTACCGGCATAGCCAGCTGGCCGTCGGCGTCGTCCAGCTCAATGTCCAGCTGGTCAGCCTCAAAGCCGCGATTATCGGTCAGCGTCATCGAGATAAGGCGATCACGGATGTTGGTTGTGACATCCTTAGAGTTAACCTTCAGCATGAAATCAGGCGTCAGCTGCGCCCCTGCCTGCACCGGCAGGCTGCTTATCCCGATCATCCGAACAGCCCCCCTGCAGAAGAAAGCAGGCTACCGGCCGCCGACTTCACGCCGTCGATTGCTGACGTGAGCTGCCCTGGCAGATTCGTAGATCCGCTGATAAGCCCGTCAGCCTGTTTCTTCAGATCGCCGAACATCGAGGTGAGCGACTCATCAACGCGCTTCAGGCTCAGAGTAAACATGATTTTACTGGCCGTCCCGTTGGGGTAAAACTCGCTGAAGGTGTTAGAAATACTCTCGATCACGTACATGCCGTAAATCATGCCGCTGCCGCCAATCAGCGGCCATGCCATCCCCTCGTCGGCCATCAGGCGGACGGTCATCAGCGACACCGAGCCGCCTGTGATTTCCGGGCGCAGCTCCCCGGATAGCGTGATTTTTTCATCGCCCGGCCCGATAAACTGCGCCGCCGGACGCTGCCCGAACCGGCTGTTAGTGGGCCAGCGGTAGTCGATATTCTGCTGCATATCCCCGTAAGGCAGGGTCTGTCGCATAAACGGCATCATGCCGTAAATCATCATCATCGTTTAATCCTCCCAGCCCATTTTGCTGCGGTTCTGCGCCTGGCGGTTGCGCTGCTCTTTTGCCTGGTGCTGCGCCATCAGCGCCATTGCGTCGTCTTTGGTCATACCCTCATGCATGTTGATTTCATACTGATAAGTATTCTGGCTGCGGTCAGTGAATCCGCCCCCGGCTGACGGGGCTGAAACCGGGCGGTAAGGCGCGCCACCATAGGCGATGTTGTATTGCAGCCCGCCGGTATCTGCGCCCGCGCCTCCGGTTGCTACCGGATCCGGGGACGGGACTTTGTCTTTGAGGCCATCGGATTTCGTGTCGATAATGCCGAGCTTAGCCAGCACCCAGTTGATGCCGCCCATAAGCTGATCGAGCGCGTGGCTCGGGATTTTCAGCGCCTCAGCCAGCATGTTGCCGAACTTCTTACCCATGTCTCCGGCGGCGGCAAGTTCGGTCTGCGTGGATTTCACCGGCTCCAGCAGCTTGCCGAACCAGTCCCACAGCTCTTTGACCTTGCCGCCTACCCACTCAAAAACCGGCTTCAGCGAACCGAAGGAATCACTGATCGGCCCCATCGCTGCGGTAAACCCTTCGGCCATGCCTGCTATAAAGGCGCTGATAGGCTCCCAGTATTTGCGCACCAGTAGCGCCCCGGCCACGATTGCCGCCACAACGGCCACCACCGGCAGCGTGATAGCGCCGAGCGCGGCCGTAATAGCTCCGCCAGCGATGCTGAATGCCGTGCCGAGAAACCCCGCACCGGCAATCAGGGTATTCACGCCCGCAATTAACGGCCAGGCTACCAGCCCGATTGCGCCCAGCGCCCCGGCCAGCATCAGCCCGCCCATTACCACTTTTGCTATACCGCCTGCCAGCGCAGGGTTAGCTTTAATCCAGTTATCAACCGTCAGCAGCAGTGCCGCCGTGTCCTGGGTAAGTGCGCGCAGGCTGCCGTCGTTCTGATCAAAGAGATCGGTGCCAATAGCCTCATAAGCAGACTGCAGCTCTTTCAGGTCGCCGCCGAGATTATCCTGCATGACCTGGACCAGCTCGGCCGTTTTACCATCAGAGGCTTTAAACGTGGCGGTCAGCTGATCGAGCTTACCGGTTGAGGCGGCGGTCATCAGCACGGCGGCCGATGAGCTGGCCTCCTCGCCGAATATGGTTTTCATATACTCGGCGCGCTGACCTGTTCCCAGCTTGTGTCTATCAAAACTCGCCTGCATTTCTTTCAGGATGGTGAATATCGGGCGGGTATTTCCTTTGCCGTCTGCCGTTTTAATCCCCAGCTCTTTGATAGCCTTGAATGATTCGCCGGTAGGAGCCTGCAGCCTGCTCAGTACGGCGCGGCTTCCCGTACCGGCCATTGAGCCGGTTATTTTGGCATCGTGCAGAGCGCCGACCATCGCCGCCGCCTGCTCGATGCTGACACCTGCGTTTTTCGCTACCGGGGCGACGTAGGTCAGCGAGTCGCTGAGCCCGTCAAAGTCAGCGGCCGTTTTATTCATGGTCATCGACAGCACGTCGCCGATGTGTGCCACCTTATCGTTTGAAAGCTGGAAGGCTGACTTCATCCCCATCAGCAGCCCGGCGTTTTCCTCCATCGTGCGCTTGTTTGCCAGCGCCATGTTGAGCGTAACCGGCGTAACGGCCTGTACGGCAGTGGCATCACCGCCGCCTTTGGCGATAACGATTTGCGCGCCTGCGGCATCATCGGCAGAGGCGGCGGTTGTATCACCCAGCTGACGCGCCTGCGCACGCAGGGCTTTCATTTCCGGCGATTCTTTCCCCACGCCGAGCACGGCCTGCAGCTCGGAATTTTTCTGTGCAAAATCAAACCCCGGCATCAGCAGCGAGGTTGCTGCCATGCCGCCAACCGTGGCAGCACCGATACCGGCCGCGCCCATGTTCCGCACCTTGCCTGACAGCTCCTGCCCTTTGCGATAGCGTTCGCTGGTCTGGTTCAGCCGCTCCTGCTGCGCATTCAGCCGCTGCAGCTCCATTTTCTGCCGACTCAGACTGACGGTTGCCTGCGCTGAGGCGGATTTCAGGCGCTGCTGCTCGCTGCTCAGGGTTTTAGTGGAAATCCCCGCCGCGTTAAGCGCCTCGCGCTGCTGCTGCACCGAAAGGCGCAGGCTGTTGGACTTCGTCTGCAGCTCCGACGCTGCCTGGCGGGCCTTTTCCAGTGCGCGGGCCTGCTGTGTTGTCGGGCGCTCCGTGTTTTTAAACTGCACGGCCAGCGCCGCTACCTCCTGTTTTGCATCTTTGAGGCTCTGCTGCGTGACGGCCAGCTGCGCACTGGCCTTGCGGAAGCCATCAATTTTCCCCGCCTGTGCATCCAGCTCCTTAATCGTCGTCTGCGTCTGGCGTATGTCAGATGACAGATTTTTGGCAGCGGTCTGTACGGCTTTGAAGGGGCGCGAGGCTTTGTCTACAGCATTCAGCAGCACCTGAACCTTGAGGTTATTGCTCATCCGTAGTTGCTCCGCTGCGGATAAAGGCTTTATGCCGCCAGCCCATCAGCTCGGCCAGCGGCATGTCGTACATCTCGGAAGGTTGCCAGTGAAATATCGTGGCAATGTCGGCCATCAGGTCGTTGACCGTCAGGCCGTGCGGCCAGTCGATTCGTCCGACTTCGACTGCAAAAAACCAATCACCTTGCCGCCCAGCGCAATCAGGTCAACCGGATCAAGGGCGTTACATTCGGCCTTTGTCAGTGCTGGCAGGGTAATGCGGGGCAGCACTGTCAGGAGTGAGTCAACATCCGACTGGCACAGATCAGCCAGGCGAACGCCGCGCAGGCTTCCGGCATTCGGCTTAATCAGCTCCACGCTTTTGATTTCGGTTTCGCCGCGCATCAGCGGGGTTTCAAACTCAACAACGTTATCTTTCTTTTCCATGATTATTCTCTGTTCACTGTAGTCAGTTAAAGCCAGCGCCGTGCGCTGGCGTCAGGGTTTATACCAGGCCGAGGTTTTTACGGCGCTGCTCAAGACGGTCAACACCGTTGACCTTCTCCACCATGTTGATGGTGTCGATTTCGATCAGCTCTTTGCCGTTAAAGGTCAGCTTGTAATAGGTGTTTTTGGAGGTGATTTTGGTTTCGGTATCTTCACCCTGTTTGGCTTCGCCAAAATCAAACGACTGATGCTTACCGCGCACCTCAATCTCTACCGCGATTTCCTCGCCGGTATCGTCGCGCTGGTAAGAGCCGGTAAAGCGCAGGGGAATGTCAGACGCGCCCCATTGCGTGAGAACCAGCTCATCAATGCCGCCGATGCTCCATTCAACATCGAGCGCGTCATCTTCCAGGCCGTTATCGATAAAGGCCGCGCCGCTCATGCCGCCTGCGCGGAACGGGTCGAGCTTGCGCGCCAGCTTCGGCAGGGTCACGGCGGTGACGACGCCCTGATAGCTGTTGGCGTTATTAAAAAGGTTCATGCCCTTCAGTTTGCGTGGCAGTGCCATTTATCCGGCTCCTCAGCTGTTTACGGATGCGGCGAAGTTCGCCAGATAGGTGTCGGTGATGCGCTGGCGCAGCGTCAGGTCTTCCAGCGGCGGAACCGGCGTATAGTCGTAATCGATAAAGAGCTTGCCCGCCTTCAGGGTGTCTTTATCGTTGGCGCTTTCGTCATACCAGGCAGATGCACCCAGCAGATAACCGGCGTTAACCAGCTCGCGGAACTTGGCATTAATGCCCGCAATAATTTCCTTAACGAGAACTGGCGTTAGCGGTTTATCAACCGCCCACATATGCGCCTCGGCCATCGTGTCAGCCAGCACCTGCGCGGTGCGGGTGTAGTTCTCAAACTGGAACAGCGGATCGTCACTGCAGGTGCGGTTGCCCCAGAAGCGGAAACCGTCTTTACGGATCAGCGTGGTGACGTCGGCCTCGTTGAGCATGTCGGCGTCGGTTCCGGTCTGCTGCAAATCCCAGAACACTGATGCGGAAATGCCGGTCACGCCGTTAACGCCGACGTTAGACAGGGTTTTATGCCAGCCGGTGTCATTGTCGATTTTGGCGCGCAGGCCCAGCGCGCGGGCAGTGGCATAGGCCGTGTCGGATTTACTGGTCGCGGTGTTCCACGCAAGGAAATCAGGCCAGATAACCATCAATTCACGCTGGCTGAAGTTCTGGCGATACAGGCGGGCTTCGGAAATGGTTTTACATTCCCACGCTGAGACGTAGGCAAAGGCGCGCAGCTGCTGCGCGATGCTGGCAAGCGCGGTCGCCACTGCCAGTGAGTCCAGCCCCGGCACGCCGAGAATGCGCGGCTTAACATCGAGCTGAGTCTGCGCGGCGAGCAGCGCTTTCATACCGGTATACTGGCCGTTTTCATCCGTGCCGCCGATGATATTTGACGTGGTTTCGGCTTCGTCGGCACCTTCAGCCACGCGCACGACGACGGTCACGGGTTTTGACTGATCGGCAATAGCCTGCAGCGCAGCGGCGAGCGTGCCTTCTTTACCTGCTTTGCCGACAGCTGCCTGCACGTTGGTGATAAGTACCGGCGTATTAAGCGGGAAGGTTGCCGCGTCCGCATCCTGCGCAGTGCAGACCATGCCCACGATTGCGGTTGATACGGTTGTAATGGTGCGCGTGCCGTCGTTAACTTCGACTACGCGGACACCATGATGATAATCAGACATCTGATGCACTCCATTTTGTGGGTGTGCTTAGGGTGTCAGGTCAGGTTTAGCAGTGCATCTGATGAGGGTTTGCTGGTCAGTCAGCAGACAGAATTAATAATCTGGCGCTGCCTTTCGGATGCTATGTACCGGAGGAGACTTTTACCTATAATATGAATTATTACGGGTAGGTTCGCTATTCAAACGCTTAGGTAAATTTTTTATTATTCTTTCATAAGATAAAGGAGATGAAGTTGATTTCGTTAAGAAGTGCTTTAAAGATGGAGGTCGTAAAAAATATTTACTTGTGCCTGACTGGTGCAGGAGTTGTTGTTTTTATGTTCTATTGCATGAGAATACAATTCTTCCCCACCGGATTGACGTTATCGGATGCGATTTTTTTCCTGATGGTTATAACATCATTCTCACTCATTTTGGGTTTTTTTATCCTTTGCTGGTATTCAATGTCCGTCATTGTGTCTGCTGCATTTATAAGGATTGCTTTATTTTTTGCCAAAGTAAATAAAAGTTCAAAGGTACTTCACTCCTTTAAAGGAACAAAGAGAATGGCGAGAAGAATGAAAATTTACGAACCCGCTTGGGCGCATGCCATAATATCTGTTATAGCAATCATAGCTTTATTTACAATTGTAAGGTCAAGGCATATCGATGTCTTATCAGTTTTTTTGTCAGTAATTATGACAGCCTCCTTAATGACGATTGTTCCAAGTATTTATTTTGATAAAAGAATAGAGAAGAAGAAAAAAAATAAAATGGCAGCATTAATTTGTGGCATAGCATTTTTTTTATTTTTCTTGCTGTCTGGCATGGCTCCAGTGCTAAGTGATGCTGGCATGACCTTTATAGGAGTGAGAAAGTCAAATATAACTGTAATGTTACAGGGGGATGATTTGAAAATGGCCAGACATTTGACGGCCAATCAGGATCAAAACTACTTTACGGGAGATGCTCTTTTTACTGGGGTAGGTGCTACTTCATTGCTAGTCATTAATAAAAAAAGGGTTATTGTGAAAAATGAAAACCTATCCCTTTCATTTTGATTAGCTAAATATAAAAAGGGGGTTGTATTTACAGATAAAATATTTTTAAGATAGCAAGGTGCAAAAGCTACTTTCTGCACCTTGTCATATTTTAGACAGGACGGTCTGGCCAAGTGACATAAGGTGTGGAAAGTACATCTACACGCTGGATTTTCTGTACATAAGCCATCCATGCCGTCAGTCTTTCCTTATCATCCTCTGAAATAATTCCCAGCAGCAACTGCGCCTGCCAGGCTGCGCTTACGGAGTTAGCTTCTGCAATACGGGTACTTCTTTCTTTCTCAACGGCGATTATCTTTGCTTCACGTTCAGCCTCTGCGTCTTTTACCCATTTCGTGCCATCCCATTTATCCCAGGCGGTGCCGGTTTAAGTAGCGTAGTGTCTGCCGGATAATCGCCCAGCGCGTTAATCAGCATTGCTGCGCCGTCTGCGACTGAATAAACCGTTTTTCCGCGATGATCGGCAACGGCCAGCCAGCTTTCATCACGGTAAAGCATTACGTGCCCGGCCTCAGCATCGGGTGGTGCTGTGATACATGCGTTAGCAGGCAGGCCGACACCCTGCGCCAGAAACTCATTGCTTGAGCCGGTAAACTCACCGGTTACCGCATCAAAATTATATATAGTCAGTGTGCCGGCCGACTTAGCCAGGCCATTTTTATCAAGCGTTACCTTGGCCATTATGCAGCCCTCACGATGTAGTTAAACGCGACGTTACGCGGGCGCGTTGTAATCCATGCAGAACCGCCCTGTATGCCAGACTGCAATTGAGTAGCCTGAATTGAATTGTCACTGAGTACCGCGCCCAAAACACCGTTATCAGGTGCTTTCGCATCTCCGGGCTGAATCTTTGTGACTGAATCAGGCTGGTTAAATGCCGTGCCTATAGTTGCGCCTGATGTTGTTGCATCAATACCGGGGTAATCCACCGCTGCCGTTCGCAGGCCAGTTGATAACTGCGCGGAACCCAAAGCGCGGCCTGTATCCACGCCTCGCCCGTCATCCCAGCCACGAATAAACTCACCACGTAGATCATTCAACTTCAGTACCGGATAAACCAGCGCCAGTTTTGGGTATAGCGTGCCGCTAAAACTCGCCCCGTTACTTTTCAGAAAGACCATGCCCGCCATTGAGGGAAAAAGTTCATTAGGCATTTTTGCGTGAGGCCATGGGAAAGGTGAACCGATAACGGGCGCACCTTCTCCTAAACCGAGGTTTTTGAGAAGGTCTGCAATCAGCCCGGCGTCCTTGATTTCTGCCAGGGCATTTGCGATCTGCAGGTACTGGCTGTGTGGATTATCAGCGTCAGTATGCTTTTTCATTACGCTGTCAGCGTATGCTTTCACCTCGATCACAGCGTCATCAACATACTTGCGCGTCGCCAGCACGACTGACGGATCAATTTTCAGCGTCACTGCCGTCGTGCTGTTCACGATTAAAATCATGCGCACGGTCTGCGTCCGGCCGCTGCCTTCAGCCAGTTGCGGCTTATAGGTTTCCGGGCAGTTAGCAACGGCAATCAGTACGCCGTCGGCATCATACAGGCCGATTTCGCGGATCCAGAAACCGCCCTCATTCTCTGGGATAATCTGCTCGGCGATAATCTGGCTGCTGTTTGCCGCGTCAACGGTCAGGGAATTAAGCTGCGCGCGACGCTTCTCGCCGATGAGCTTAGTCTGCGCCGCGTCAGGCGTCGGCAGCGTGCCGCCACCATCGCCGACACCCATAGAGGCGATGTTCACTTTCGTGCCGAGTGCGGCGGCGTTCGCCAGCTTAGCCGCGCCCTGATTGGTCAGCAGGGCAAAATATTTTGTCGTCATGCGCTCACTTCCGTCAGGTCAATAAGATGCACCGCCGCGCCAGAATAGACCGGCCCGACGACGCTGATAAGTTCAGGGGTGTAAGGGTAAACAGTCAGCTCGTCGCCGCTGTAGCTGGCAACGGCGACCGGCAGAGTGCCGTTAGCATCGAGATTAATAGACAGGCCGATAAGGTGACGGCTGCAGGGCTTGGCGTCAGCTATCAGGCGCTCCAGCTCGTTATACATTTCCTCGGTAATGCCGGTATCCAGTACGCCCACGTCCAGCCGGAACGTGCCTGGCGATTCGTTGGTTTTCCACCACTCAATTATCTTGATGAGATAGCCCAGCGGCTCAACGACGCGGCGGATTGCCCCGATAGTGCCCTTGTGCCGGTGCACGTACTGCGAGGCGGCAACAACGGCTCGCTTTGTCGATTCAGGCCAGGCTGAATCCCAGCGGTCAACTGACCACGCCCACGCCAGATAGGGCAAAAGCTCCACCGGGCATGTGTACGGATTCCATAACTGGCGCAGCGGCACGCTCATCGCGCCTGGACTTGCCAGCGCCTCGGCAGCAGCAATCTCAAGGGGTGTCGAGCCGGTCGGCAGCAGGCGCTCACTCATCCGAGCCTCCCACAGTCAGCGTGTAGCCTGTGCAGTAAGCGGCCTGTGTTTTATCAAGTACCACATCTGCAGCAGGCTTAATCAGATTGACGCGCTGCACGCCCTCAACGTGCATAGCGGCATACAGCGCAGACAGGCGAATGTCGCGGCCGAGGCGCTTCTGCGCGCTGACAAAGGCTGCGAGCTTTGCCTCTGAGGCGGCGCGGATTGGCTCCGCTTCCGGCCCCGGATAGAGGTACAGCTCGGCCACGATTTCGTATTCCACAATCTTTGCTGACTGCACGCTCACCCGGTCGGCAACCGGGCGCACGTCCTCATCATTGAGCGCTGTATTCACCACGGCCAGCAGATCATCACCGGCCACGCCGTTGCCCTCACGCGCGAGCACTGTCACCGTGACCACTGAAGGCGACGGGCTGATGGCTGATGCATCGGCTACCCGGCCGTCAGCACTTCTGGCATGGTACTCATAAGCGCCGGTTGGCCCGGCCACGCTCAGCCCTTCAAAGGCGGAGGCGATGCGCAGCCGGAAATCATCGTTACTTTCCATCACTGCGGGGGTTGGCGGAATGGTTGTATCGTCGGCCGGGGTAATGATCAGGCGGGGTACGCCATTGTTTACGCCGAGCTGGTCAAGGTCGCCGTCCAGCGCATACGCAACCATGACGGCCTTTGCCGCCTCGTTGATGCGCTGGCGCAGGATCAGCTCACGATAGGCATTTTCCTGCAGCAGCTTAACGATAGGTTCTGACTCCAGCGTCAGCGTGCGGGCGACGGCGTCCTGCTGGTCAGCAGGGTAAAGGGAAATCAGCGTAGCCTTTCGCTCGGCCAGCAGGGTTTCATAGTCCAGCGACTCCACCACATCTGGCGCGGGCAACTGGCTCAGGTCGATAGTTGCCATAGTCTCAGCTCACAGGAACGGTTAAGGAAAAAGGCTGCGCGTTGTCGGTGCGGTTGCCGGACAGCTCAACCACCATTGCGCCGTTGATATCCGACTCAAAGCTGATGGCAGTCAACTTTACGCGCGGCTCCCATTTCAGGATCGCCATATAGCAGGCCGACATAATCTGCAGGCGCAGCGCCTCGTTTTGCGGCTGGTCAATCAGGGCGGATAAAAGCGAACCATACTGGCGACGCATCACTCTGGTGCCGACAGGGGTCAGCAGAATGTCACGCACGGATTGCCGGATGTGATCGAGGTCGGTCAGCGTGCCGCCTGTTTCCCGGCTCATGCCGATATATTTTGTGGTCGTCATTGTGGGCCATCCGTTCTGCTACCACCGCGCTGCACGCCGCCATGATCGTGGTCATCCACGACGACACCGTTAGAACTCAACTTGCCACCGCTATGCGTAACGTTGCCTTTCATCGTTGCGCCCTTTGTGACTTCCAGTTGCGCAGTTTTGAGCAGCGTTGTGCATTCTACTTCTGGCGAGTCGAACAGGATTTTTACCGCCGCTTTGATGGTTGCTGTCTGTATGCCGGTTGCGTTCAGCGCGCCGGTTTCCGGCTCGTACTCGATCACCGCGCCGTCAGGAAATGACCAGTGCAGCGCATCGGCCGAGGCAGACGGAGCCGGGTTGTCATCGGAGAAAATACCCGGCAGCACAAAGCCGGTATCGAGTTCGCCGCCGAGGCACAGAACAAGCACCTGCTCACCCACTGACGGCGCATTCCAGGAGCGGGTTTTACCCGCGCGGGCGCTCAGCCAGTGGAGCCAGTTGGTTGTGTTTTTTCCTGTATCGACACGGCATAGCCCGCCGTCAAGATTGACGGCAGACACGGTTCCGATGCGGATTAAGTTGCGCAGCAGGCGCTGGATTTCTGCGATTTGTTCGTTCATGCCGTAAGAGTGCTTTCTTACGGCTGAAGAGGCAAAGATTAGGAGTTTGTTCAGAGAACAGCAAACAAAGTGAATTAATCCTTGATGGGGAAACTGTCAGGATGATTTGGTCGGCGGATTTGTCCCGTATTAATAAGGTGATTAATATCGTTTATGGCTTCAAGGTTGTTTGCTATAAATGCCTTTTGCTGTGATTCGCTCAAAGCTTTAGATCTATTAATAAATGATATCAGTTCATCGACATAACTAATAACAGTATCGAAAGACAGTAAGCTCTGTGCAGCTTTCTTTTCTGCTTCTAATGATTTTATTTTAAGAAGCATTTCATCTTTTTTTAATCTGTCGTTTTCGTTTCCATCATTTAAGGTTGAAATCGCTTCGCTTTCTTTATCAGATAAAAAATCATAATAAAGCAAGAATCTTTGTTGTAGCCGAGATGATAAATCGTAAGATGCTGTTCGAATCCAAGGCTTTTTGATGGCTGTTAACTCACTTTCTTTAATCCCCATACCTTTTAATTGCTCTTCAATGGTCATGACATATTCCATCATATCTTTTGACGGAGTGGCAGAACCAACCCTCCCTGACTTTGCAGCAGTTGCTAAGGCAATTTCGGAAATTGGCAGTGAGATTTTCTTTAGCTTCTCCAAGACTTTTTCGGCATCATTAATGGTGCTAATCAGCTTAGCTTCTAGCCCTAGCATTTTTATTGATTCTAGTTGAAATTGACTTAGAAGCATTAGAGCCAAGCCAGTGATTATAACTACGCTGCCGCCCGCTACATTTCCAAAGAGGCATGCAACAACACCCAGTGAGATGAATATTAATCCAAAATACAGAGTTACTGTTTTTATTTTATTACTTTCCATTAATGTGCCTCCTTTAAATATTAACTAAGTAATTTAACACGGCAGCTTCGATTATATCTAAATCTTTTTCGCTTATCCCGAGCAGGGGGCGGGCTTCATACTGCACTTCTTTGCCTTTACGCGATGGCCGGTCGCGCAGGCCGAAATGATGCACGCGGGCCATGCGCTGCACGTTGCCCGCAAACTCGATCACGGCTTCATTCGGGCTGGCCTGCGTCTTCATGTACTTAGCGGTGCGCAGCTTTGCAAACATCTCGCGCTTTATGCGGCCCTTTTTGCTGCGCACCGGCTGCGTTTTACGGGCTTTAAAGGGCGTGCCGTCAGGTGCCTGCTGGCGCTTGATGTTCTGATGCTGACTCGCGCGCAGCTTGCGCCCAATGCTGCGCGCCATTTCTTTGCGCGCCGGGGCTGACAGGCTGCTGATAAGCGCCTCCATGCGGTCATTTACAAGCTGCAACTCGCTCATGTCTGCAACTCGCTAACCAGCTCGCCGTGAACATAAAGCTGCACAGGTCGGGCGTCATTCTCCGGCAGCGGGTTCTCGCCGACGTGGGTCACGTGCAGCCCGTCGTCGGCCTGCTTCACGATCACGCGCTCGCTCAGCTGCAGCTCAATGCTGATATCGCTGGCCGTGTCGCTGATAACATCCGCCTGAAAGGTAAAGCCCGTCCGGCGCTTTTCCTCGGTTGCCATAATGTCGGGTTCATTCGTTCGCAGCCAGGCAAGCAGCGGCACGATCAGCAGGTCGATGTTACCGGCGTAGTCGGTAATGACCATGTTAAGCCGGTACTGGTATTCAAACGACAGCGAGCTGGCAAGCGTCGAGACGATGCGCCCGCTGTCGATAAACACGTTCAGTGCGTCAGGGTTTCGCTGCAGCTCCGGCACGCTGTCGGTCAGCGCCTGGCGCAGTTGTTGTGGTTTCAGCATCGTGTTGTTCCTGGCAGTCTTTGATTATTTCGACCTGTAGCCCGCAGGCGGCGAGTGCGGCCTCAAGCTGACGATTGTCAGCCGCCAGATCGCCAGCAGTTTTAAGGCTGTTTCCCGGCACCGGGCAGCTTGTCACGCGCGGACACCCAATCCAGATAATCTCTGGCGCTGGCGAAGGCCGGGCGGGCGTGCAGCCGGATAACATCGTCAGGCAAAGCAGCAGCAGACCAGTCACGCAGTATCGGATTTGCATCGGTTTCTCTCTGTATGGTCATTTCACGGTTAAGCGCGGCCGTGCTGGCGCGCCCCTGCATCAGCCGCAGCTCGGCCTCACGCTTCTGGCTGGCCCTCACATCGGCATCCAGCCGGGCTATTGCCCTGTCGCGGCTCTCGATACCGGCTGACAGCGTGCCGATAATGCGCTGTGCGCTGGTCAGATCGTCTTTGGCTTCTTTCCACTGCCAGCCGGTTACGCCCAGCGCCAGCAGAGCCACGGCCAGAAGCAGAGCTATCAGGCGCGTCATGACACACCCCGCAGGCAGTAGGCTGTCTCATTTGCGCGGCGGTTTTCCAGCCCGCGATTTTTTACGCCCTTAACAAACACCCAGCGCCGCAGCTCGTTACAGGCATCAAGCCAGTGCTGCAGCCGGATATACCGGGCAAAGGTCGAGCTGCAGGCCGCGCGCACGCCGACGTTAAAGGCGAATGACACGGCCGTGTCATAGACCGGCTGTGGCATATCGCTGCGCATACAGGCATCGATCCCGCGCTCGACGCGCATCACGTCATACACAAGATTGACCGCCGCCTGTCGCTCGCTGATCTGGCTTTGCGGAGTTACGCCCTCTGTGTGACCAATGCCGTTAGTCCAGACTCCGGCGCTGCACTGATAGGGCGAGGTGCGGCACCCCTCGGCGTTGGCGATAAGCGCAAGTCCGGCCTCGGACGTTTTCAGGGTTTTGAACTGTGGCAGCAGCGCGGCAATTGCCAGCACGGCCACCACGGCGCAGCGTTTAACGGTCTGGCTCAAGGCTCACCCCCCGCAGGCGCTGCAGCTCGTAGGTTTTACGGCGGTAATGCCAGTTGATAAAGAACGTCGCCACGTTAGTAATGAGCGTGATAACGGCCACGCCGGAACCGACCATAAAGGCGATATCCTGTGGCGTATGACGGCCGAACCACATCAGGATGAGGCCAATCAGGTAGTTGATCACAGAGCTGATTTTTTCCATTTTTAGTCCCACAGGTTGACGGTTTCACCTGCTGAAGATTCAGGCAGATCAGGCAGCGTCACCTCGCAGCCGTGTGGCAGCACCGGCCCGCTTTCGGCGAGGCCCGGATTAGCCGCATAAACCAGCTCGACGGCCTGACCGGTTCGCCCGTAATAGCGCTGACAGATTTCATCAACGGTATCGCCCTGTTGCGCGTAAATGTTCATCAGAGCAGATCCACAATGCAGCCAGGCTTACCGGCGATGCGGCTGATACTGAATCGCGCGTCGCGCCAGTACTCGTCGGCGCTCGCCTCGATTTCGTCCGCCTTTTTCGTGCCGCTGGCGTCATAGCCGCGATAACGCTCAACGATGGTGGCGGCGGTCAGCGCACTGACGGCGGCAAGGTAGGCCGTAATCTTTTCGCTCTCGCCGTCCAGCGATTCCGCAGGCACGTCGGCCAGCGCCTTAAAGCCCGCCGCAATCTGCACGGCGCGCCAGTCGTACAGCTCGGCGTTTACCTCTGAAATCGCCGTTTTCACGGCAAGGCGCAGGCGCTGCGCCGTGACCGTTCCCTCATAGCGCAGCGAATCGCGCAGCTGCTGCAGGTCAACGTCAGGCCAGAAAAACGTATTCTTTACTGGCGGCTCGGCAGCGTCTGCCGGTCGCGGGGCGGGGATAACAAATGTGTTATTCATAATCGGCCTTTGAAATAGGTGGGCGGTGGAGGACGGCGCAGACACTGAAAGTGCGTTGCCGTCCTGCCGCCCGTGCGCGGGGTCGCGTTCGGTCAGCGGCTGGCGATGGCCTGTTTTTTCATCGCCGTTCCCAGCCGCTCAATGTCTTTTTTGACGCCGCAGCCGTCGTGCAGCTGATGCGCCCTTACAAGGTGGGTCATCGCCTCCGAAGCCCTGCCCGCATCGCGAAGCACATACCCGGTTATCTTGTGCAGCTTGGCGCGCACCTGATCGGGCATGTCTTCAGATTCCGTCATCGCAATGGTTGTCAGCAGCGGGTCAACATCGACCGGCGCTTTTGCCGTCCAGGCGCGCGTTGCCGCGCTGGCGACTTCCTCGGCCAGCAGATAGGGCAGGCTGGCGCGCTTGAAGCCGTCAGGCGACACAAGACCATGCGTCAGCGCGTACCGGGCAATCTCCAGCGCGCCGGGCACGTCGCCCGCATCGAGCCGCCAGATCATGACGGTCATCAGCACGGCATCCTGTGCGCCTTTGCCTTTCTCCAGCACGCCGGACACCCACGGCAGGTACTCAGGCAACAGCTGACGCTTCATTTCCGCCTTGCGCTCGTTAGAGTGCACTTTCTTCAGGCGGCGCTTGTCGTCGTTGAGCTTGATGAGCATCTGCTCATAGCCGCTGGCGTGGCGCAGCGGGTTGTCGGCACTCTGCGAGGCTTCGATAGCCTGCTGGCGCATGCGGTGACGTCGGGCAGGGCTTAACATGCGTTACGCCTCCGGGGTTTCTGCTGCCGCGCTGAACTCACCGACTTCGATGTTTTCAACCAGGCAACCGGCCGCGTAATCCTCGATCACGTAGTCCTCGTTGATGGACTCATAGTTCTCGATGCGGTCGCGCTTCGGCACTTCATCAATCAGGCGGCGGTGCGTGCCTTCCTGAAAGTAAATTGACAGGTTATCCAGACGGGTGATCATCAGCGCGTTAGCCGGGAAGTACGGCACGCGGATAGCTGGCAGGTTGCCGATGCGTTTCTGGCTGACGATGAGGTCGGCTGCCAGCTGCTCGGTATTGGCCTGCGACTGGTTGACGATCGGGAAATATTTGTCAGCCAGCAGCTGGCGGCCGCAGATCACAACCAGCTCAGGGTCTTCCTGATACCACGGTTCGATCAGGGTGTTGGTGGCATCCATAACCAGCGCGTCAAGGTTGGCATAGTCGCCACTTTTACCGATGCGGATTTTCGCAGACACCACGGCACCGGCTTCGTCGGTGATTTTGCTCAGCACGCGCTCCGGCGCATCGTTGCGGTACTTCTGCAGCCAGCCAACGGCCACGTCCTGCAGCATCGGGAACTTCGCACGGTCAGAGGTTTTGGCGCGGGTCACGCCGTTGAAGCCGATCATGATGCGGTCAAGCGCCTGGCGCTTCACGATGGCGTCACGCAGGCGGGCCTGGAAATCTTCATATCGCGCCCACAGGTCGAGGGTGTTATATCGGATGTGAAAGTCGTAGTTGACCTGTACACACTCATAACCCCGCTTATCCAGCGCGGCAAAGTCAGCGGTTTCGCGCTCGTCGCCGCCTGCCGTGTCGGTCACGCTGGCAATTGAGCCGGACACGCCGATCCCGATTTTCTCGCCCTTCATTTCGGACACCGGCACGATGTTGACGCGGGTCAGGAAGTCGGAAGACTCCTGCACGCGGTTCATCAGGGTCTGCGTGACCGTCGGCTCAACGGTAAACTTTTTGTTCATGTCGTCGGTTTCGACGCCGTTCAGCTCGGCGAGGCGGGACATGAACTGGTTAAACTTGAAGCGGGTATTCTTACGCATTGGCGTTCCTGTTTATATCTTTGTTGGGTTTTAACGTTCAGGCAACGCCTGATTAGCAGTCGGTCTGCGCGCCGGACTTCGGATCGCTGCCGGTTGCCGCCGGGCGGCGGGTAAAGCTGCCGTCGGTCTGCGAAAGCTGGCCCTGCAGCGCAGCGAAAGCGGCGCGGTCTTCCCCGGCCTGCTGCTCGATAGCCTCCAGACGTGCGGTGACGGATTGCTCCAGCGCCGACAGCTCCTGCGTCTGGCTCTCCGCGTTCAGCTGTACCTGCTCAGCGACGGCCGTTACCGCCGCGCTGACGTCGGCGAACTGCTCGCCACTTGCCTTTTTCTGGCCGGTAAACATGGCGGTGATACGCGTCAGAAGGGGCGGCGACGGCTCGGCCACTTCTTCAAACTCAATGACAGTTTCTTCAGCGGCGCTGAAAAGGTTGTCTTTATGCTGCTTGCGGGATTCCAGCGGGTTAACGGTCGCCGAGGCGCTGAAGCTCAGGATTTCCGTGCCGAGGCTGGCAGGATTGTCGGTAACAGCCAGGCCGATCAGATATGCCTCACCGGTATCCGCGAACTTGGGGTTGTACTGAATTGACGTATAAATTTTCTGGCGTGCCTTTGTCATAGCAACCAGCTCATCTGTTGGATCGATATCCCCGAGCAGCGCCAGCTTGCCTTTTAGCGGCCCGTCAGCAATTTCTTCAGCTGACAGCGCCACCACGTCACCAAAACGGCGAAACGGGCTGTCAGGCGTGATGCCTTTGATGTGCTCAAGGTCAATTCGCGCCCCGTACATCGTCGGGTCATAGTTTTTCGCCATTTGCGCGATGTGCTCACGCGGAATTGCGCGGCCGTCTGTAGTTGCGCCTTCAACTGCGATACGAAAACGCTTTGATTTGATTGCTGCCATTAATCAGGCTCCGGTCAGATGTTGGGTTGGTTCGGGGCCAGTTTCCCCGTCGCCACACAATCCCTCAACGAATGCCAGCCCGCTGATGCATCAGCAAACAGGGACAGCAGGCGCGCTATTTTCGGCACCGGTAGCCTTGCCGGTATGAACATGACACCGACAACCATCATCAGCGATCCGCGCCGTCAGGCCGCGCTGCTTTACTGGCAGGGTTATTCCGTGCGCCAGATTGCGGAGACGCTCGGACAGAAAACGCCAACCGTGCAGAGCTGGAAGCTGCGCGACGCGTGGGACAACGTCGCGCCCATCAGTCGCGTTGAATCCAGTATGGAAGCCCGGCTGATTCAGCTCATTATGAAAGAGGTAAAGGGCAATGGTGATTACAAAGAGATAGACGCGCTCGGCCGTCAGATTGAGCGCCTTGCCCGCGTTGAGCGCTACCGCAGCAGCGGCAACGAGGCCGACTTAAACCCCAACGTGCGCAACCGCAACAAAGGCGAGCGCCAGCCGGTTGTTAAAAATGAGTTCAGCGAGGAACAGGTAGACAAGCTGACCGGCGTGTTTATGGATAACTGCTTTGAGTATCAGCTCAACTGGCATAAAGCCGGGCTGACTCACCGCATCCGCAATATACTGAAGTCGCGCCAGATTGGTGCAACGTTCTACTTTGCCCGCGAGGCGCTGATCGATGCGCTGACCACCGGCCGTAATCAGATTTTTCTTTCAGCCAGCAAAGCGCAGGCGCACGTCTTTAAAAACTACATCATCGACTTTGCCCGCCAGGCTGACGTTGACCTGAAAGGCGATCCCATCGTGCTGCCGAACGGCGCACGCCTGATATTTCTCGGCACGAACGTGCGTACCGCGCAGAGCTACACCGGCAACCTCTATCTGGACGAATATTTCTGGATCCCGAAATTTCAGGAGCTGCGCAAAGTTGCCAGCGGCATGTCGCTGCACAAGAAATGGCGCACCACCTACTTTTCCACGCCGTCGGCCCTGTCACACAGCGCTTATCCGTTCTGGTCAGGCGAGCTGTTTAACAAGGGGCGGCGCAGCAAAGATGATCGCATCGAGATAGACCTGTCGCACTCGCACCTGGCGAAAGGCGCGCTGTGCGGCGACGGGCAGTGGCGGCAGATTGTGACTGTTGAGGATGCGCTGACCGGCGGCTGCAACCTGTTCGACATTGACCAGCTGCAGCTTGAATACAGCCCGGCGGAATATCAGAACCTACTGATGTGTGAGTTTGTCGACGACGCCGCGAGCGTGTTCCCGTTTGCCGAGCTGCAGAGCTGCATGATCGACAGCCTGGAAGAGTGGGAAGATTTTAACCCGTACCTGCCGCGCCCGTTTGCATACCGGCCGGTCTGGATCGGCTATGACCCGTCGCACACCGGCGACAGCGCAGGCTGTGCGGTTATCGCGCCGCCGCTCGTAGCGGGCGGAAAGTTCCGCGTGCTGGAGCGTCACCAGTGGCGGGGCATGGACTTTGCCGCGCAGGCGAAATCTATCGAGGACTTAACCAAAAAATACACCGTCGAATATATCGGCGTGGATGCAACCGGCATCGGTCAGGGTGTTTTCCAGCTGGTACGCCAGTTTTACCCAGCCGCACGGGAAATCAAATACTCACCGGAAGTGAAAACCGCAATGGTGCTGAAGGCAAAAGACACCATCAGCAGCGGGCGGCTTGAGTATGACGCCGGGGCGACGGATATCACGCAGTCGTTTATGGCTATCCGTAAAACCATGACGGCCAGCGGCAACCGCTCAACCTATGAGGCGAGCCGCAGCGAAGAGGCCAGCCATGCTGACGTCGCCTGGGCCATCATGCACGCACTGTTAAACGAACCGCTTACCGCAGCCAGCGGCGGCGCTAATCCCTCAATTCTGGAATTTTACTGATGAGCAAACGCAGAGGCCGCAAGGCTCACACCGCCACCGCGCAGCCTGTACAGGCAACCGCACCGCAGCAGCACGCCGAGGCGTTTACCTTTGGCGATCCGACACCGGTCATGGATAAGCGCGACATTCTGGATTACGCCGAGTGCATCGGTAACGGGCGCTGGTTTGAGCCGCCGGTCAGCTTTAGCGGGCTGGCTAAGAGCCTGCGCTCGGCCGTGCATCACAGCTCGCCGATTTACGTGAAGCGCAACATTCTGGCCTCAACGTTTATTCCACATCCGATGATGAGTCAGCAGGAGTTCAGTAAGTTTGCACTGGATTATCTGGTCTTCGGCAACGCCTTTGCCGAGCTGCGCCGCAACGGCCTGGGCAGGCCGCTGCGCCTTGAAACCACCCCGGCCAAATTCACCCGCAGGGGCGTGAAGGATGGCGCTTACTGGTTTGTAAATGACTGGAAAGAGCCGCATGAATTTTCGGCCGGCAGCGTGTTTCACCTGCTGGAGCCGGATATTAATCAGGAGCTTTACGGCCTGCCGGAATACCTCAGCGCGCTCAACTCCGCCTGGCTGAATGAGGCGGCTACGCTGTTCCGCCGCAAGTATTATCAGAACGGCGCGCACGCCGGTTACATCCTGTACATGACCGACGCGGCGCAGAGCAGCAGCGACGTTGACCGGATGCGCCAGGCGATGCGCGACACGAAAGGGATCGGCAACTTCCGTAACCTGTTTATGTACGCACCGAACGGTAAGCCGGACGGCATCAAGATTTTGCCGCTTAGCGAGGTGGCGACGAAAGACGATTTCTTTAATATCAAGAAGGCCAGCCGCGATGACCTGTTAAGCGCGCACCGCGTGCCACCGCAGATGATGGGGATTATCCCGGACAACTCCGGCGGGTTCGGCGACGCGGTGAAAGCGTCTCAGGTATTTGTTCGTAACGAGCTGACACCATTACAGGAACGAATGAAAGAATTAAATGAATGGGTGGGGCAAGAAGTAATTTCGTTCACACCTTACGAGCTTCCATAAAATAAAGCCAAAGGAATTGTTTTTCCTTTGGCAGCCATTAATGTCAATCGTAATTCAACTCACCAAAAAGACCTATCATTAAATCCTCATCAATTACATCAAAAGGGAGCTCTAAATATTCACTAGGGTGTCTAGGCTTGGCCTTTCCATCATGGGGAGCATTTTTTGTATGGCCTTGAACTTTGTCTCCATTTTCCTTAACGTAAGGGAAAACAACTATTCTTCCATGATTTTTAGAAAGTATAGTACCCTCATGCCAAAGTGTTTCTGCACTTTTATTCGATTCAGTATTGTTGGATGCTTTGACTATCCAGCCTATACCTCCCTCCTCCTCATACCAAAAAACATAGCTTCCAGCCATTAATGCTTTTTGCCCTCTTAGTTTCGCCTCAGAGAGCATTCTCTTAACACTAGCAAGTTGCAGTAGTTCGTTCGCTCTTGGTAAAAGCATTATTCTGATTTCAGACTTAACTTTTCCCCAGTGGTCTTTTCCTGAGAATCCAAATGCACTAGCGATCTTCTCTCTGTAAGCAACTTGAGTTGCTTTCTCTCTGTATGCATACATACCTTGCCAATGATTCTCATGAGATGAATGAGAAGATTTACCCAAAACTACCCGACTGTTTTTTAAATGCGCAACTTTTATTAAGGGGTTCTGATTGATTTCTTCCATCAACTCATTAAGCACTCCTTCATGCGGCATCCTTGCATAGTATTCTGATAATTTTATTTCTTCTCTTGATGGTCTAGGTATTTCAGAAGTTATTTTTATAGCCTCATTGAGCATTAATTTTTCTTCCTTCTGCAGGCGAGACTTGGCTTTAATAGCCTTTTCTGCTTTAATATATAGCGAGTTTTTTACTTCATTAACTTCATCAGAATTTGCAATTGCGACTTGTAGTTCAAGGTTTAAAGACTCAGCCCTTTCTTTAGCCTCATCAAAATCGCTAAAGCAAATTATTCTTTTGAACCCATCGACCACATCGATTCTTTTTCTCCATTGGAATGGGCCGCTATGCTCACTTCGATATTCGTGTAAAACCCAGTCTCCGAAAAAGTGGCGGAATGTTGGGTAAACTGCGATTACTATTGCATATGGGTATTCTTCATCTTTCATATTTACCTTCCTTGTTATCTAATTGAATGAAATAGAGTTTTTATTGAAAAACAATTATTTTGCGAAAATAATATTGGGCGGATTTAGCTTGGTCTTTTTAATATCCCATTTAGTATGGCAAAAGTAAATTCTGTTCTTACCTCATGCCTAAACTGATGACGCGGGTGCGTCATTACAAACCAATGCCACTACGCTATAAAATCGATGGAAGAAGATTCACAGGAAATCTGCGCCTAATGTAATGCGCTTAAGAGTGTCCCTCTCACTAAAACTCCCAATGATTTCTCTTAGCCAAATCACACCCAGCCTGACATGCTCTGACGCGTTTTCCTGCATTTACGCTCCCCCCTTCCTGACGTTTGCTACAATGATGTGCGCCTCCACCCGACAGGCGCAGCCTGCACATACATGTTTGTCCCCCCGCGCGCAATGCTATCCCCGCCACGCCTGCCCGCTTTATGCATCGCTTTTCATGCAGGTGCATGTGTTACCTCTGAACGCGCCAGCACCGGCCTCACACACGCTTAGCGATCCAATTTGGATCATGCGGATTCATGCAAGCATATGCACTTTGATGCAGAAGCAAAAAGCCACCTGAAAGGTGGCTAGTGAACGGTAGGGAAGGGGCAATTAATCATTCAGCCTGGCGGTATATGGCAGCTTCGAAAACAGATGTGTCGATTGTCCCTGCCATGTCGCTGATCATCGACAGTGCCATTTTTAATTCATCTTCTTTGCAGTGTGCGATCAGTGATACGTCAGCAATGAACTGGATGCGTGCAACCGTCTCGCTTAGATTATCTATGTCCATCAAATGATTAACTCCTTCTAGTCAAAATATACTGTATGTATAAACAGTATCATGGCGTTTTGGAATCGTAAAGAATCGTGCGGCTCAGATTAGTCCGACTGCCGTTTTATTAATCAGGCACAGGTATGCCGCTTTTTTTCGCAAGAGCATTAAATCTTTTTAAGGGAGCAGGATTCTTGTTCCGTCTATGGAACAGATAGCCGCTTGTACCGCTCCAGTAAGAAAGCTCTCCAACCCTGATTGTATAGCCTTTCATCATGCGCACAGCTTCGCCGTCGGACAGTGTTAACCTAGAGATCTCGAAGAAACTCTTTTTCAACGCCTCCCGTTCTGTGCAATGACTCACTTCAGGTGGGTATCTGTCCGGCTCAGGTTGCTGCTGCGCTGGATTTTCTCTTAATCGCTTAATAATCCTTCTTCGCTCGGCGCGAGTAGGGGGCTTTGTGAAATCGATAGCTGCTTCAGAGCCTGTTGGCTCCGTACAGTTATTGACAGAACTCCGAGAGGACGCGGACGCGTCCTTAAATTCAAAACCCAAATCAACGGCACGTTTCGGAACAATCTTCCACTGCATCAGGCGGGTTAAGATCGGCGTGTCGTCGCCAACTTCAGTTGCATAAATGCCCTTAATACGCACGGTTTCCTCGCCGTACTCATTCACGTCTTCGCTTGCCTGATACCATGTGCGCACGGCCAGCTCGTCACGGCGCACGAACGGGCCACCCTGCGCGTTAACGTATCCTGCCCAGTCTCCCGCATCAGCTGCGTCATGCGCGGCCGCAAACTCGACGCTAAGTCCGTGCGCGGTTTCGCTGTCAGCCATGCGGCGCAGTTCGCGGTAAACCGTGACCGGCGCGCCGCCCACAAACTGGAATTGCCGGATATGCCAGCGTGCCGCCCAAGCGGAAACAGCCGAGGCGGTTTCTTTCAGATCTTTGCCGCTCTCGTCGTCTGTCTCGCCATCCAGCGCATAACCATCGATATTTTTGGAAATGTATTTAGCTACGTAACCCGTTGCGCTGCCTTTCTCCGGGTCGATAGCCTCGGCGTGAAAGCGGGCCTTACGGGCCTTGTCAGTTGTGAGCTCGCTGCCGTCTTCCTGCCAGGCGTAATCGCGCACAATCTCGCGCACGCGCTCAGCCTGCTCCGGGCGCATAAACATGAGCATGTGCCAGTGCGGGGTCGCATCATGATGAGGCTCAGCAACGCGGATCCCGAAGATGCGGATTTCTTCGCGGTGCAGCTTGGCGCGGATTTTCTGCCAGACACTGCAGAGATAACGCTGCGTGTCGGCCGGGTTGGCACCGTTCCATTTGCGGTTACGATGCCCGGTTTTAATTGTGGCGTGATAGCGCGCCGGGGCGGTTAGCGTGTAGAACTCGCCTATAAAGCCCATTTCATTGCAGATGTTTTCAAAGCCACGAATACGGGTCATCAGCTCGCAGCGTCGAATCGCCGGATTGGCCACGCTGCCGTCGTATTTCTCGATCAGGTTGATGCGGTTGCCTTCTTCGTCTTCCAGCTCCATTCCCTTCAAAAATTCACGGGTGCGGCGCTTCTGCTCGCGCCACTCTGAAACGGTCATGCTGCTGGCGTAGGGGGTGTGCTTTTTACTGACGTTAGTCAGGGCAATCTGAAGATGTTCACGCCATGATGCGGCCACGCGGCGCAGTCGGCCTTTCCACCATTTTTCCGTCTGCATACGCATGATCGCCGGGATAACTTCCTCCGGGTCAAACAGCCGTGACGTGACTTTATCCCATAATGGCGGCGTCTGGTTCAGCTCGCGGGTGATGGTGGCGGCGGTCATATAAACGCGGTGCGTGTATTTGTAATCTGACTCGTCGCTGGCCTGCGCGTGTGCCTGTACCAGCTCGGCGAGGATGAAATTAGCGACATCCCCGGCCAGTACATCGACGTCGGCGCGCGCCATGTCAGGCAGTCGGTTGAAGCGGCGCATTAGATTGAAAAGCTGACCACCTGCTACAGCCGTGTTTTCACGCTCAGTTGCGTTACCCCCGAGTAAATTTAATGTGCTCCCCTTCATTACGCCGACCCGATATTGAGCGTTAACGGTTTCAACGCGTGGCAATGTGCGCTCAACAAATGTTTTGGTTAAGTACGCATTGGCGCGGGCTGTTCCCTGTGTCTTTTCAAGATCACTAACGCGGCGTTTAACGTCGAGCTGTATCACCGTCGGCTGCTTTTCAAGTAGCTCCTGCGCACGCACTAAAGCCGCAATCGTCTGACTGCGGCTGTGCATTTCCTCATAGGTGGGGTACGGGCTGGCGAGGGCTTCCCGTGGAGCATTCCACGGGTAAGCAAATTCCTCATGCATCAGGCATTACCCTGCCGGTGTTTATTGCGATGTTCTTCATTTTCCTGACAGGAAACACAGCGAGTTACACCCAGATACGCGCGCCGGCGCTTTTCAGGAATTGGGGCATCACAGTCTTCACAAAATGAGGCGCTTATCGCAGGCGCGCGATTGATGATGTTGGCGATATTGCGAGCCAGCATTTCGTCAGTGCGCTGCTGTACAATGTCCATTGAGTCAGCCATTAGTGTGCCTCCTCAATCTGTGCCTGGATTTTTTCCGCTTCCTGACTAAGTAGCTCTGCTGCTTCGACACAGGTTAATTCTTCCCGGCGAATTTTCGAGGCCAGGATGTTAAGGCGAAATATCATGAGGTCAGCACGACCGCGGCGTTCTTCACGACGCGCATCATTTAGCATCATATCGAGTTCGATATAGGAACCAGGCTTAGTGGTACCAGATAATTTATTAAGCATGTGATTTTCCTTTATTGAGGCAAAGTGAATCCCGGCGGGTTTACGCCAATTAATTGCTTTGGTTATTTAGTTTGAAAGAGTCATTCGTTTGGGAAACAAACTTACAACAGCTTTCAGGTGGTTCATTGCGCGAATCAGTGCGTTTCTTTCATCAGTAGTGAGATCAGTAAAATCGGCTGAGTGTCGGTCTTTACCAATATTAGCTAGGAAGAAAATGGCACTTAAAGCACGTTTGTTATCCTGATAATTGCTGTCAGTGACATCGCGCATTTCAGTAATAAAACGGGCTACATCTTTTTCGCAATTACTACCCATCAGTTGAGCCCGAAGCAGAGCAACATGATTCAGCGCGGCAACACGTTGACCGGTTGTCAGTTTGACCAGCATGGAATCGCCTTCGATAGCCAAGATTTGCCCCTCTTAGGTAATGCTTGTGCTTTTACTTCTGAAGTTGACGGCGTTACTGGATTCCAGCGCTTACCGTTTTCTCCCATGATCCAGCCGTGTCCATATGACATGGACGGGCTTTGGCGTGTGAGCCTTGCAGCCAGTGAGATCATGATCCCCCCTCAACTCATGCCAAAAGATGCACCGATGCCGCTGATAGCATCGACAGTTGAGGACAGTGCCGGGTTAGCCTGAATACGCGCCTGTACTGCCATTGCGGCCAGTGTTAAGCAGCGAATACCGCTATTAACATTTTGCAGCAGGCCGCGTTTACAGTTAGCTGTCATAGGTTCTGCCGAAGTTGCCCCAGCTGCTAACTGACCTACTTCTGCGGTGGCTTTCATGACATACAGGGGGAATTTTTCATCTGCGACTTCGTTTACCGGCACACAAGGCAGGCACTGGATTTGCGCCAGCATGCCATCAACTAACGTTGCATCCTCAGTAACATCGGTAAGGGCTAAAACCTCTAAGACGGTAAGCTGATGTGGCTGGTCTGGATTCAGCTTATTACGCAGCGTTTGCGCACGCATGCCGGACTGCTTAGCGACGTCTTCCATGTTGTGAGTTAGCGCGAATTTGCGACAGGCATCGTCGTAGTGGGTATGGGTAGAAACCTTGAAATCAAACATGCTCAGATCCTTCTTAACTTGCAAAATCAAGTTATGGTTTGATGTAGCGGCATTTGATTGCCTGCTGGCGATTCTTTTCACGCCATGCAGCAACATTGATAAGCGGATTGCCATGTTTGGTCATGGTGGTTTCTACCACTTCGCCGGTCTTACGATTGGTGCGGTTCTGCGTGTATGTGAAAGAGGGAGTAGGGGCGAGCAGCACAATCCCGTTAGCAATCCATTTTTCCAGCACTGACAGGCTAATGCGGTTGGCTGCAGCAAAGTCCTTTTTGGACATTGTTGGGGATGTGGCGAGCGTGACGGCTTTGTTTACGGAGTCGTTTATCGCTTCGCGGATGGCTGGCATCAAAATCGCTGCGACATTGGCAATAAAATCTTGAGATTGCACTAAGTCAAATGCGTTCTGACTGTTTGCATTTTCAGTATGCATAACGCAGTATCTCCAGTTAATTAGTGTGTTCTACGGTGTTACATGTGGTGTGTGCATACGTTAGATCACATTTGTGATTATATAAACTACTTTTGCGGTTAGTAATGTATGCCTAACTTAGAGTCAAATGCCCAAGAAGTGATTGAGAGGTTGCTTTCAGCTTATGGTGTGACGACACAACGCGCATTGGCTGAAGCCCTCAATGTTCCGTCAAACAACGTAAGTGCATGGTCAAAGCGTAATAGCGTGCCGGGTAGCGCTATTATTAAGTGCGTGCTTGATACGGGCGTAGATCTGCAATGGCTTTTGAATGGCAAGCTTGCAAATGCAAGCTTGGAGCGAACCATAAGCCTGCCTTCTGGCGAAGCTCTTTTGAAAGAAATCACATCCAATGGTGGCAAAGCCGTGCTGCGCAGAATCATGGATGCGTATGGTTTCACCCTTCAAAAGCAACTTTGCGACCTGCTTGGCATATCATCCGGCACAGTCAGTACGTGGGTGCGTAGAAATTATTTTCCAGGTGATGTTGTCGTGGCGTGTGCGATTGATACAGGCGTTGATCTGCATTGGCTAGCAATTGGAAAAGGTATTCAGCAAAAAAAAGAAAATAGCCAACAAAGCGGGAACTCTCTAATTCCTCGTAAAAATTTGGTAGCAGGAATTTTGCAGGATGCCCAATACTGGGAAATTAATTTGGCTTTTATCCCCCACGCAGTCAGTAAACCTGTTTTGATTACAGGTAATACTGGAGCATGGATTGTCGATATGAGTTTAGATGAAATTAGTAATGGTCGATGGTTGCTAGGTGTAAATGATAAATACGATATCTACGACGTTGCACTTTTACCAGGAAAAAAGATTGATGTGACAAGTAAGGGTGCGAGTTTTATTTGCAAATCAGAGGAGGTTAATACTGCTGGTAAAGTTATATTGACAATGGATTTCAGTTTTTAAATATATTTATAATTTTCTCTTGGGCGAATGGAGTAATTGCTATGTTTCAAAGTGAAATTAGACAAGGTACGATAAATGAATTGTTAGAAAAAGTGAAAGCAAAAAAATATGGTAAATATCTCCTTAAAATTAATATCGACAAAGCTAGGTCAATTAATAATAAAACAGTCAATTTGGATTTTCCCGTAACTGCTATTGTCGGCCCAAATGGAGGTGGGAAGTCAACAATAGCTGGTGCGGCTGCTATTTTATATAAAGAAGTAGCGCCAGCTCTATTTTTTGCTAAAAGCGGAGCATACGATGCTAGTATGCAGAATTGGAAAATTGAGTACGAAGCTATTGATAGGGGGGTACAGAAAAACAATGATACAGTTAAACGTACTGCTAAATACCACAATCTTAAATGGGTAAGGGGAACTCTTGACAGAAACGTACTCATTTTTGGTGTCATTCGCACTGTTCCAGCCTCAGAGAGAAAAGAATTAAAGCGTTGTGTCTCTAACAATTTTGTTGTTCAACCTGATAGAATTGAAGGTTTATCAGAAATCGTTGCATTTTCAGTATCTGCTATACTTGATAAAGACGTTTCAGAATTTAAGCACATGAAAGTTGATGATAATGGTAATGTAACTTTATTATCAGGGGTCAATAAAACTGGAGATTCATTTTCTGAGTTTCATTTTGGTGCTGGTGAATCTAGTATCATTAGGATGGTCTTGCAACTTGAAGCCGCTGAAGACCATTCTTTAGTTATTATTGAAGAAATAGAAAATGGTTTGCATCCAATCGCCACTATAAGAATGGTCGAATACCTAATAGAACTTGCAGAAAGAAAAAAGATACAGGCTATATTCACAACTCATTCTAATGATGCATTAATTCCTCTCCCTAGTGAAGCTATATGGGCCTCAGTTAATGGTCAACTATATCAAGGTAAACTCGACGTCAAATCATTGCGTGCGATTAGTGGGCAGATAAATTCTAAGCTAATCATATTTGTTGAAGATGAGTTTGCTGCACTTTGGGTGAAAACAATCTTAAACTTTATGCCAAATGTTGCTATTGATGCGATTTCCATTCATGCAATGAAAGGTGATGGGACTTCAGTTAAAGTTCATGAAAACCACAATATAGATCCTAGTTCACAACAAAAATCGTTGTGTATCATTGATGGAGACTCATTACAGCATGATTCAGATGAAGAATTAATTTTCCGACTTCCGGGAGCAGGACCAGAATCAACTGTTTATAATTCCATTTTGGATAGTATTGACGATTTATCGGGTGAGCTTGCTGTTCAGCTATTAAAACCCTTTGAATTCCAAGAACAATTAAAAGAAAAAATGGTCAGTGTTAGAAATACGAATCGTGACTATCATCTCTTATTCAGTCAGTTGGGTAGGGTCATCGGATTAGTCTCTGAGTCTCGAGTAAAAGAAGCATTCTTGACTCAATGGTGTGTTAAGCATAAAGATTTCATTGATGAGTTATACGAAAAAATATCAGAATACTTACCTCTTGAAAGTGACGAAGTGGAAATAAAGCAAAAATAATATTAATAAGCCAAAGCAGTATGCTTTGGCTTGTTTTTTAATAATTATTTCTATGGTTTTTATTTTTATGATCGATGATTTTTTCATCATTGCCAGTTAATAAAATGGTTGATTCTTCAGAAGGTAAGCGTGTTTGATATACGTTTGCTATAAAAAAGGCTAAACGATCTGGAGATGTTGTCTCAAATGAGAGTGATAGATTTCTAACCATAAGAATCGTTAGCCCGCTTCCGAAAAAAGCAATCATAATTTTTATTCTTTTCAAAAAAGAGAGATTTTCAGAAAAAATGAATAATTTCATAAAGTCAATCCATTGTCGGGCAAAATGGGACATTATAAACGAATTTAAAGAAGAACTCGATAAACTAGGGCTACAAAGTGAAAGAGGGCCACTATGTTTTTCTACTGGACACTTGGAGTATATTAGCATAGCTCTTCCTATTGCTTCGGCAGTTGTAGGTGCAGTCGCAGGGATAATTGTAGCTTTCATCAAGCGTGGGAAAAAAGTGCGGATTGTTTTTGATGGAGGAAGAGTAAAAGAAATTGATGCATCAAACTACGATCCTGATGAAATCGCTGCAGCAATTCAAAAAATTAAAGCGATCGATATTGTCGAATGATGTAATTTGAAAATTGGCGGAGCCATCTTGCCGCCATAATTAAGCATAACCTATTGAATTTTAAGGGCTAAAAACGTATTCGGTCTTTTTTTGTTCTATGATTTATAAAGATTTTTCTGGGACTTTTACGAAATAACCCGAAATCACAATATTTAATCTATGCCATCACATATTCCTGATCGCTTGAATCACGATTGTTTTTTCTTCATAGAAAAGTTTTTTATGGTCGAATGGCCTTTACAAAAAACTTCTTCGATTCTCATATCAAATAGTCGACTTTAAACGCGTCTCATCTCATGAAAATTCGGCAGGTCTGGCCCAATCTTAATACCTCTCATTTCGCGCGCTTCGACTACTACTCTCATTAATGCATCTGGGGCGTTACGTTGGATCAGGTCTTCATGACAAACATGCCGTTATTGATTTCGATAATGCAGACACAGTGACGTTAATCATTCATCCGATGTCCATTGATTGAAGGTATGTTAGGGGACACAGCTCGTGCCGAGGGATTCACGTATTTATAGTTCTCTGACGGACGGATGGGTAAATTTCGGAGAGTGATCGTTTTATCTTAGTGTGGCACTATAATACAGCCATTATCATGAACGAGGGATTGAGAATGATATCAGGAACAGCAGCAAAACAGGAGCCTGGACGTTACTACACATTTAAGTCGAGATTGCCTCAGGGCGTTTTTTTTGAGATTCGCCCCAGCCATTTGCCAGTAAATGCAAAGCCCGTAACAGATGAAACCAGCGGTATGTGTATCGGTTACTCAGTAGCACAGGCTCCTGGCTTATGGCAGATTTATGACGTGCAGGGGCATTTTCTTCACCTTGAAGAAGCACCGCTAATTGATCCAACTGATATTGCATTATTAGCGTTAGGTGTTTTTCGTATTCTTCGTACCGGACGGGTACTATTTGAAACTGGCTCACGTGCGGCAATCTCAGCAAAAATTAGTCAGGGTACGGTATCTATTTTGCGTGGGCGGCTGAAATTCGGGCTACATGCGCGCAATCTTAAAATGACGGAAACAGCCGCAAGCCATATGCACGAACCCGCTCGATGTGTTCCTTTGCAAATTCAGGAAAGGGCTATTCGTTATGGCAAGCGCATGCCAGATCCTCGTGAAGGTAAGGGAATGTTCCGATACGAAACGGACATTTATAAGCTTCGCTTCGATAAGCAGCTTCAAGAGTATGTCTATCAGAAGTACAAATTTGAGGTGATTGTCAGAGAATCGGACTGGACAATATCTCATTTTCAATATTTTCATTAATTAACAGGAACATTTCCATGTTTGATATCAGGAGTGAAGAATTTACTTTCGCAATCGCACCTTTTGAACGCATAGTGGATAACGAAGCCGATCCTGTTAACCATCACTGGGATTGGATACAGTCCTGGATAGAATTCTCGGTAAGCGGCCTGAAGGTGGCGTTTAAGACTGAGTTCACTGTTGGAGAGTTGAAAATGTTGAAAAAAGAATTTTCAGCTTTTCATCAGGCTATAATTGCTCAGCAAAAGTTAAAGTCGTTTAAATATCAGAGCGATATTCATCAGCTTGATATGATACTGACAAATGAAAATAGTATTGATAGCGTAACTATTGATTTTATCCTCCGACCGGAACCCCATGCCGACAGCGTTCAGGTTAAAGGCAGCTTTGGCCTTAATGAAAGCTATTTCCCTGACATTCTGAAGAGGCTGGATGAAATGATTCAATGGCAGAATTAAACATTTAGCCATTGAAAAGTTTTAACTGAAAAATTCGGGCGTAGAATGGATTTTAATTCAGTCCTTTACGTCTATGCACTATTCGATGCGGCAGTATCAGTATCAATACCTGTACTGCCTGCATGCAGTTCATCCATACCGTAAGCGATGCCGCCACTGTCAGGGTATAGCCCGTGCAGTAAGCGGCTGCATTTTAAAAAAACCGCCTCAGTGGGTGACTTCCGCGGATTTACTGGTCTCATAATCTCGTCGTTTTTCAATCATCCTGATGTAGAAGTCATAAAGCTCTTTGTGCATGCGCTGCTTCATTTCAGCAGGCAACGGCTCCTGCGTTTTCTTCCACTCCTCCAGTTCAGGCTTGCAAGTGACATAAGCCTCATCAACGATTTTTTTTGGCTGAATATCGGACTTTATGAACGGAATAGTCTGGTGATTCAGGCATTTAACCTCTGGCGTTTCGAATGACCTGTCATCCGATATTGCTGTCATGGAAAGCAACATTCCAGATAAAAAAATCCACCTCAAAGCTTCTCCTCCTTTTGATAAATCGTGTCTTATCCCCGTGGAAACTTCATCGACTCTTCGTGGTAAAACTTGAGCTCTACTTATTATAATTCAGCCATTCGTCCCAGCAACTTTCCGAATCTATATCCTGATATCCACGACTCTCAATCATGCTTAAGACCCCTTCAGTATGCAGGTTAATGGCGGTAGCATTATCACGAATATCTAATACTTCCTCTTCAGTCAAAGGAGAGCCTTTCTCCTCGGCTTTAAAAACAAGTAAGCTGATAAGTGAGGGAATGAAAACGATAGTCACTTCTCATCCTTCTGGTAAGCCGGGTCAGTGCCACACGGATTCTGCAGCGCAACATTCCTGTAAGCGACTCCTGATGCGGCAAAATCCACGTTAATCCTATCGCGCTCATCTCTACTGTGCGCCGCCAGGTTTTTCGCTAACCATGCTTAGCCCCGTGATCATTAAGAAGCTGCATTAGGATCACGCGAGGCATCTCTTTACTTGATAGTCTGAAATTGTTGTTGAGCGCAGAGGCTATCATAGCGCTGGAAAGCAGATTGTCTTTGTAATAGATAGAAAGGCTCTTGCCAATATTTTGCCTCGTAACTTTATATAACCTTTTTCCACACTCGTCGGTTAGGTTGAAGATTACATTCTCAGACTCAACTTCATCCCTGGCTACATAATAGATTGATTCTATGCATGCTGCTGGGTATGGCTCTTGCGCGCCATTAATGTCAAAGGTAAAACCTCCAGGCTCTGCGATGGCGACCCCAGAAATAATAAAAGCAGCGAATAAAATCCCAGATCTAAGCATGCAGAACCCATACTGTGAGCATTAAAGAATAATTATAAGGTTATTCGGTTTCATACGCACTTTGTAGCACTTTTTCAAAATTTATTTCTTGCTGCGTTCGGGCTCATTGCTGCGGCGAACAAAGCCAGGTAACAAAAAACCGCCCGCAGGCGACTGTTTACTAAAATTTAAATTCCCATGCGGTACTCTTCGTACGAACGAGGTTCAGAGTCACCCTCTTTGCGATAAACAAGGAGATCACTCTGCCGATTCGTAACATACATTAGTGTTTCAGTAAGCTGACGTCGCAAAGTAACAGGCATTTGAGGAATGCTTTTATCGCCGAGTCCATCCTCGATTTTATTCATGATTTCGAGAGCCAGGCCAATTTGCTCAGCATCCATCAAAATATTAACGCGATAACCCTCACGGGTCTCTTGCTCGCTGCCTAACTGCCTGGTCAGTTTATCGACCTGATTGGCATAAGCGCCCAGTTGAGCCTGAACATCAGCCGGGACTTCACCTGTTCTTTCAGCCAGCGCTTTGAGGGCGTTGATGTTCTTGATTGCCTGTTGTGCAAGGTCTGTAGCAGAAGTCATAATTTAGAGTCCTTTAAACAAAGATTAATACAGATAATTCAATTAGGTTGAGCAGGCCGATTTGAGATCGGCCTATGTAATACTCAATTAATTGAGTTAGCCTTTGTCGTACTGCGCAAACGAACGCGGTGCCGGGTCGCCGGGTTTACGGAACTGAACGTTATCGTCTTTGCGGCTTTTCAGATACATCAGGGTCTGCTTAGCCTGGTATTGATCGGTCGCAGAGAACGAACCCAGCGTGCCAGCATTACTTGCCGCTACCACTTTGGTGAGAATTTCGATACCCCAGCCGAGAGCTTCGGTGGTATCCAGAATCGCGGAGCGATACAGGGTGTTAAGGTCTTGCAGATCTTCAAATTCCTGGTCTGTATGAGACATGGTCAATCCTCTTTAAGTTGAGTGAGTTAGGCTCTGAATTTATTCAGACACCTTCGTCTTATTTATGCCGTGGACAGTTATTTACTGTATGTATATGCAGCTTTTAAATTATAAATTTAGTTTAGTGCCATTATTAACTTTACTGCGCTCTTTCAGAAAACCTGGCCTCTGATGTTCTCCTGGGTTAACAGCTGTCATACGACGCTGGTTGCTGGGTATTGAAGTGTGGAGCTTTCCACTCAGGATTATTCGCTTTGGGGAGCTACCACATCAGCAAGCATCTTCATTGCATCAGCCTGAAAAGCTCTTCTCTGCTTGTGTATTCAAAAGGTCATATTGTTAAAGAGCATCACCGTCCTGGTGAGGAGTTCGTCCTGCTGATGTGTGAATAATACCTGCGGTACTGGCAATTGACAATACCTTTGGTATTAAATATAATGTCAACGGTATTATTTGTTTGATTCAGAAGGGAATTTATTTTTCAGGAGAGGGGAACAGACACAAAAAAGCCCGCTCAGTGGCGGGCTTTTTGTATTTCGCAAATTTCGGGCTTACGGGGTAAGCGGTTTTTAAAGCTTTGGTAATGGCTGGAAGGGGCGGGTACCAGTTGAGCAAAAGCCTCTTCCTTCCAATGAGCTTTACACCAACTTCATCTTCGTCTCGATCGCCACGCCCAATACTCTGCAGTTGCCGTTCACTGGTACCATAGGCCACTGAGGGTTTAAACCCTTTAGATATTTCTGGCTGCCATCAATGATGAGCTTCTTAAACGTAGCTTCGTTATCATCAGTGAGTTTCGCCACGATCAGGCTCCCATTTACCGCTTCGCGGCCTGTATCGAACAATACATACGTTCCTGCCGGGATGCTTAGTCCGATCGGTGCTGTCATCGAATCGCCTTCCACCTGTAACCAGAAAGCATCTCCCTGTATATGTGCGTCAGATTCAAGCCACATATCGACATCCTTAATGGTATAGGGTTCACAGGCTTCTGCCCATGCGCCAGCCTGAACCTTGCTTAGTACCGGGTAGCGTGCAGTCGAGTTGTAGTCTCTGGGGTTTGATACGTTAGCATCAGCCGCTGAAGCGTAGCTGCTTGCCTCTCTGGCAAGCGTGGGGCTGAAATCAGCAATTGAGCATTGAAGCATCTTCGCAAACACAGACGCCACTGACACGTTCAGTGAGTTTCTTCCGTTCAGGTAATGCCCAACACCGCCTTGGGTTATACCCAAAGCATCGGCTATATGCTGCTGCGTAATGCCCAGCGACTTCTTCTTTGACTCATACAAAGCTTTCAGACGAGTAGCATCGGCAATCTGCTCTGGAGTAAGTTCTTTTTTCTTTTCCATCCCCGAATTCTAATACTCAAGTTCTTAAAAAAGAAGTACCGAATGTATTTATATATTCAATACCTTTGGTATTTTTTAATTGTGGGTCACTCTGAGCAAACCAATAGATAAGTTAATCCTGGTTGATTACTTAAGAAGAAAGAAAAGTCGAAGGCCGCGGATGTAATCTGTGTTTATCCGGCTCAGACAGCAATCAGTAAAGCAGTACGGGTAGGGTGGAAAATTCTCGTAACCACGCCTCATGATAAATGCTTGCATGAAGCAGATCGTCGGCCCTTCCATGTCAGAAAAAATGCTGCTGCATAAGCTGAGTTGCTCTTTATCAATCTCACCTCCCTCGCAATACCAGGGAAAACCCGGGTAACTTGCTCTCCGTAATGTCATGCTAATCATTTACCAACACAGAAATTATCATTCCTGGAAAATGCGAGAAACAGCAAGTTCAACTACGAAGCGGAAACTGAATTAAACCTCCGGTTAAATGCGCTTCATGCTCATCCAATAAATTCCTTCACGAATAACTGAAATTTGCCGTACTTAAGCGTCCGCGCCGTGTCTCCATCCCAAAAACCCACTCCACTCTGCAAAAGCAGAAACAACCCTGCCAGCCTCGCACCCAAAGCTTACCTGTCATCTTGTCATCACCGCGGTTTGGCTTATCCTTAAAGCTTCAATCAAAAGGAGCATCGTTTATGAAAGCGGCAATTGCTAACAGTGAACACAAGGTTGAAGTGGTTGAGAAGACGCTGCGTCCTCTCAAAACGGGCGAAGCACGGCTCAGGATGGAATGCTGTGGCGTATGCCATACCGATCTGCATGTGAAGAACGGTGATTTCGGTGATAAAACCGGCGTGACGCTGGGCCACGAAGGTATCGGTATTGTTGAGGAAGTCGCGCCAGATGTCACCTCACTTAAGCCAGGCGATCGTGCCAGCGTGGCATGGTTCTTTAAGGGCTGCGGACACTGTCAATACTGCAACTCCGGTAACGAAACGCTCTGCAGAGAGGTCGTTAATGCCGGTTATACCGTCGATGGCGGTATGGCTGAAGAGTGTATCGTCGTTGCAGACTATTCGGTCAAAGTCCCCGACGGGCTTGATCCTTACGCCGCCAGTAGTGTCACCTGCGCCGGTGTCACCACCTATAAAGCGGTGAAAGTGTCCGAGGTAAAACCGGGTCAGTGGCTGGCGATTTACGGTCTTGGCGGGCTGGGAAACCTCGCTCTGCAATATGCGAAAAACGTCTTTAACGCCAAAGTGATCGCGGTTGATGTGAGTGATGGGCAACTGGCACTGGCGAAAGAGATGGGCGCCGACCTGGTCGTAAACTCGGCCAGCGAAGATGCGGCTCGCTTTATTCAGGAGCAAACCGGTGGGGCGCATGCGGCTGTGGTAACGGCGGTTGCCAAAGCAGCGTTTAACTCTGCTGTCGATGCGGTCAGGGCCGGTGGTCGGGTGGTGGCTGTCGGACTGCCGCCGGAAGCGATGAGCCTGAATATTCCGCGTCTGGTGCTCGATGGCATTCAGGTGGTGGGATCGCTGGTCGGGACGCGTAACGATCTGGCGGAAGCTTTCCAGTTTGCGGCAGAAGGGAAGGTGGTGCCGAAGGTGACCAAAAGGAAGATTGGTGAGGTCAATGCCATCTTCGATGAGATGATTCAGGGCAAGATCCGCGGCAGGATGGTAATCGACTTTAGCGGTCAGTCTGCTGAATAATCCGTGCTGATAATCGCAGAAGCCCGCGCCGTGCGGGCTTTTTTATGCCTGTAAGGCCAGTTCCCTCCCTCTGAATACGTAAGAGCACATTCCGTTAAAGCATTAATAAGCGCGGCTTTATGTTTCATGATGTGATTTTCACTTGAACTTTACCGGTAACATTATAGTTTATGGGGTGAAGTCTGATTACACACATCTGAAGGAGGGTTATTTATGGCTAAGCATCACTTACTCAAATCCATTGAAATTGCAGCGATTGTGCTGTTTGTCCTGATACTGGCGTATCTGGCGGTTACCGGGCTGCTTTCATCAACTGGCGTTGATCACGCCTGGCCGTATCCCAGTAAGTAATTGAGTGCCGCACCAGGGAAATTATAAATAATATAAATAGATAACTGATCCTGATACAGGACATAAAAAACCCCGCAATCGCGAGGTTAATCAGAGTCTACACCAGGCTCACCGAAAGCAGAGTCAGCTCTTCGGTTTCCAGCGACAGGCTTTTTTTGGTTTCGAACATAAAGGCTTCCAGCGCCTCCTCGACATCGTCGCCCTCGATAAAGGCGTGAGTCGTGACATGATTTTCACCTTTGGGCTTAATCACGTAAGAAACAAACCACTTCTTCTTTTGCAT